GGTTTTAAACACGATAATACCCCACTCGCCACGCTCATTTTGGGCAATAATATAGTCTGTCTCTTCTGTCAACTGACCCGCTGTACTACCTGATACGCTATTAATGGTGATTTTAGAGCCATCTGCGTTTTGATTGGCGACCCGAATGAATTTGTTAAATGACCAATCACCATTGTCTACTTGCTGTTCGGCGCCCTCGATTTTTGTCCCGGGAACTGATGTAAAATCATCATAATTCCCGCGCAGGTTGGCAAGTTTCTGTAGGTCGATCTCAAGCAGATCGCCACCTACCCGGCATTGATGGTTACGGGTAGTCAATAAAACCTCGCCTGCGTTATCCGTATCCTGCCAAACTTCCTCCCACGATTCCTCAAATACAACATTTCTCATACCACCCAAGTCCACCAGTTGATTAACCGAATCGCCTACTTCAAATTTCGCAGACCCGATCCTGAAAGATTTTGAGTTTTGAATTACAGTCTGTCCCACTATTATCACTCCTTATTCGATTTTGTGCGATGTACCATTAACCACAACCCGATCTTGGTACATCATAAAAACATCCACCGCTATTTGGTGGAGTTTAGTGTTATTTTCATAGTCACCTTGTTCATTGTCAATCGTAACATTAGCGACCGGGAATTCTCCCATCATCCCTTTGTAACGCTCCAGCATATCAACCTCGATTTGCGCCATTTCCCTCGCGACCGAATATGATGGGGCGAAATTTGAAATCTGGTAACGCGGCCGCTTATATGGTACATCCCCGAGGTGCCCGGGAGATATGCGGTATATACAAATATATGGCGCTTTTGTGTTTTCTGGAGCAACGCCGACGAAAATTCTTTGGCCTACAATGTCCGAGAGTTCTGCAGATGATGATAAGTAAGTTTTTAGCGCTTTATCTATCGTCGTTTTTTCTGCCGTCATTCAATCACCTCACACATCAAACAAAACCTCCTCTATAGCATCAATTGCTATATCCAAGGCTTTGCCGTTCACGGCATCGCGGTATACCTGGGCAATTTTCTCTTGGACAACTTGCTGGTTATTATCGAGCGCCGGACGGAGAAACGGATGTGGCGGAGCTTTGCTGGTGCCATTTTCGACTAGCCGCCCATACCAACCATCATATCTCGCTCGCTTGCCAACGGTCGGACCAATAACAGCTACAACTTCTCCTGGAGTTTTTCGTTTGGCGATCTTATATTTAATTGATCGCTTGAGATTCCCGGTTTCTACACGGCAATTCTCTTTTGCAGCTTTTGTTACTATTTTGGCTCCTTCGCGAGTAGCGAGGACCATCGCTCGTTCGAACTGTTTCTCCATTTTGTCAATGGCTTTTTCCAGGGCTTCCAGCCCTTCAATTTTCATGGTGAGCACCCGACCACTTCCTTGACATTGATATAAAGCCACTGCTTTTTGCCGTCTATATCGCGCGGCGGACCGTCAATGTCGAACACGCGCTCGCCCCAGATGATTTTATGCGACGATTTTATGCCTGTTCGGTAGCGGATCTTAAATTCCCCGGTCAGTTCGGCGTTGGTTTGCCGCGCGGCGAAGAATTCCCGGCCTGATAGATCCCTGTAAGCTGCCCAGACTGTCGCCACGGTGTTCCATTCCTCGGGTGGTTTCAGCACCGGATCGCCGTAGTTTCCAGAACCATAAGTAGGTTCCGCTATTTTGATTTTGTGACGCAGCGCGCTCATGTTACCACCGCCTGTTTTTCCTGCAGCGCCTTGGCGTGTAGTTGCCCAATCAGGCTCAAGATCCTTACGTCCTTAGTTACTCCGACCATGCCAGGGTCATCAAACCAACGCCTTAAAAGCACCCGTGCAGCCATTTTTGCGTCCGGATCAATTTCTTCTTCTGCGCCCCAATCTTTCCCGGTCGCGTTTTTAAGAAAGCCGTCAATGCCCGGCAATAGTATTTTTGTCACGTCGCCGGGCATTTCTTCCGGGGAATCATATCCCAAAACATCAGCAGCATCCTGGGGTGTTAAGATAGGCATCATCACACCCCCCTTATTTCTTGGTGGTTCTCGTTTTTTCGGCTGTTTCTGCTTCAACCTTTTTTGAGGCCGTTTCGATTTTCTCATCCTCTACCTTCACGCCACCGAGAAAACCTTTCTCTTGCAGCTCTTTGATGCGCTTGGTATTGTTTGATTCGTAATACCCGCCGCAGTTATACGGCTTTCCTGTCACTTTATCGGTAAACGACCGTTTAACAGGGAACTTCACGAAAACACCTCCTTATAAAAGGGACTACCCCTGCTTTGTGGCAGGGGCAGTCATAGCCGATTAGATTTAAGCCAGAGAAGCCTTCTTGATGCGGAGGAAACCATTCTTGGAAACGACGTTTCCGCCTACAAACACGCTCCCACGGTGGGCGATCATGCCTTGCTTAAACTTATAGTCTTCGCTGCGCTTAATTTCCAGATCAGAGAAGATGGCTAGCATATAGTTGGAGAGCGGGCCATAAGCCATACAGTAGTCGCCTACCTGGGTGCTGGCATCCGTCAAGGCTTTACAAGCGCTGTTGATGATAAACGGAATTCCGTCAATCGTGCCGGTGTTGCCGTTGGTCTTGATGTCATGGAACTTCTTGCCGTCAGTGGTACGAAGTCTGGAGAATGCCTTGAGATCTTTTTTGTTTAGGATCAGGACCGCCGCGTCCTCAACTTCCTCATCGCCCCCGAACGAAAAGACAATCTCATCCAGGGTGTCGTTGTCGATTGTCGCAAGAGACAGATCAGTCGCAGAGTCAATTGCGGTTGCCGCCGTAGAGAAGATACCAACTAACGCATTGGTTCCGCCCGACCCGATCAAGATCTCCCTGGCGAGCTTTTTACGCACTGCGATCTGGATGCCTTTTTGCACCTCGGCGTCATAAGCGGCCGCAGGAAGTCTCAGGACCTCCTCGGAGTCTTCGGCGTAGGCGGTAACTTTTGCCTTGTTGATCTCGGCATAACCAAAGCTGGGCTCGGCCACAGTGTAGTCCAGCCCTTCTCCAGTGTAACCGCCCTCTCCGTAACTCGTAACATAGGGTTGCGCGAAGCTCTCGCCGCCAAGAAGCGGTTTGATGGTTACCCGGTCAATCAGGGAAGAGACTTCGCCAAAAGTTGGTCTAATATCGCTCGCCTGGTGCTGGGGAAGGATGATGTTGCTAGAGCCGACCGTTACCGCGCGTTTCTCCTTCAGCGCCTTCCCTCGCTTTTCAGCCTCTTCTTTTTCTTTGGCGCGTTTCTCTTCCTCAGTAGAGGCCTGCCCAGTTCCGAGACCGAACGCAGCCAAGATCTCTGTGGGCCCGAAAGGACTGGCCGTTCGTTTTTCGACACCTTTGTCGTCCTCATCTCGCTCTTCTTGAGTCCCTTTGTTGTCATCGGTCTCTTTTCCCTTAGCTTCAACGGCGTCAATCATGCTCCGCAGATCAAGAATCTCATCATTTAGGGTCTCAAGCTCGGCATTAATCTCCCGAAGCTCCTTCACGTCTTCCGTCTCGTTGATTTTCTTGCCAAGTTCGGCTTTGCGCTCTTCCTTGGCTTTAAGCAGTTTCAACAGTTTATCCTTCATTGGTTACACTCCTTTCAGAAGTACCTCTGCAATAGCAGGGATTTGTATTTTTCAATGTCCTCCCGAGTCGCCTCCGCGCCTCGCAAAGCCTCCGCTTGCTTTTTAGCAGCCTCCGCTGCTTCTATCTCGTACTGGGCCTTCGCCCAGTTGCGAGCACTTAATGATGTCTGCTCATAGGCCGCCCAGGTGACGGCTGAAACGTCATAAATCCGCTCAATTTTCAAGATGGTTCTCGTGTGGGTCTCGCGGTCATAGGAGTCCTCTCTAACCTTGAAAGCAAAACTCATCTTGTCGTAGAATCCGTTCCTGATGTCCTCGTAGAGCTCCCGTCCTGTTGTGTTTTTGCTCAAGTCGGCCTCCATGTACAGGCCGTCATGGCGCAAAAACAACTTGAGCGTCCCATTTTTAGTTTTGGCCGCGGGCTTTCCTTCATGGTCGATATTCAGGACAACGTCGTCCATCTTCGCCTCGTCCAGGGCACGAGAGTCGATAACCTCTTTATATTGGATTCCGTCATATTCCCAAAGCACGGTTTCAACTCCGAAGATAACAGGTTGCCCGACCACAATCATATCCCCGCCTTCGGCTTGCTCTCGCAGCTCAAAATCAAAATGCCTGTATGCTCGGTCTTTTGTGATCATCAACATCACCCCTTTGCAAATTTAAAAACCCGTCAGAGTGTTACTCGTTGGCTTCTATTCTCGGTGCTCCAGCGCGTTTCAGCTGGTATTCGTCAGCGATCTCGGTGGATACGTAGTTCAAGGAGATTGTCCTCCGCTTTCCTTTTCCATCCGGGAGAGGGGGATAGCCGAGAATGTGCAATTTTTGGTCATCGGTTAGGAGTCCTTGTTCTCCGGCAATTTTTATAAGTTCAAGTTTTGATTTGGTGCTGAGATACATCATGTGGCGATGGTAAAAGACTATCTCATTGCCGTGACTTAATTCGTTGGGAGAAAACAGCGCCTTAGTAAACGCCTGCCCCAGGCTGATTATGAGCGGCTCCAGCGTTTTTTCATACCAAGCCTGGTAATCTTCATCCGAAAAGTCGCCAGACAGTATTTTTATCGGGACTCCGTACCAGTTGAGGATTTTGTCTTGCAAGAAGGCCAGGGAGTCTTTATCGATGAGTTTCGGGTCTGGCTTCAAGTCGATATAATCACCCTTTAGGTCCATCGGGAGAATCCCTGACTCGCCGGAGCTGATGACTTCTTCGAAGCGTTTCCTTTCTGCCTTTTGTTTGTCATCGTCTAGCATTGTGTTGATTTTTAAAATACCCCGGATGGAAAGGCTAGTCTTAATTGCTTTACCAAGACCTTGCAGTACGGTGTCATTTATCTCCAACACTTTTAGTAGTGCCTTGTTGTCCGGTTGTCCGTTTCGCCCTCCGCCCATGATGTCGTTGACCGAAAATTTCTTGCGCAGGTGAATCACGTCTGCATACTTGAGCGTAAAGCTGTTCCCACCAGCAAACTCCATTTTGACGAACAGTTGATTAGCGGCGTCTTGAAGAAACGTAACGGCTGTCGGGTTAAGCGGAATAAAGGCGGCATACTCCCGGATTTTCTCTCCTCTACTATTGGTGGTTTCTCCTAACACCGGATAGATGAAACAGTTGTAATTCATGTACAAGAGCCAAATGGTTTTTTCAAGAAAGTCCCGGGTGGTCATCAGCGGGTTAGGCGCGAACTTGAAAAGTCGGTTGATGCTACTTTTCGGAACCGTTTGTCCTCCCTCGCCATCCGTCCTGATATGCCGGGGTTGCAATTTGCTGATTTCGGTCGCAATGCAGTCGATAGCCATCTGGACAACGTCTGAGGCGTAGACGTTCTGCCCGAACTGGGAAAACACCGGGTAGCTACCATCCAGCATCTTCGCGTACTGCATCTGTCTGTTGGTTTCCCTGTTTACAAAACTACTCAAAAGCATCTAATCACCGCCTAGCCATCGCTTTCCTGTGCGCTACCAGATAAGCCAACCCTAATAAGCATAACCCTAATACGATATAGCCAGCGGGAACGTAAATCATAAATACCCCGCGGGCCACGCAAACGATCCCGGCGATCAAGAGAATATCATCCGAAATAAGGCTCAAGCCTTTAAAAAGCAATTTAAACGTTTTTTTCGCAAAAAAAGCAGCCTTTCTGACCGCTTTGGTAGTTAATTTGCCGACATACATGCACGCGTCTTTCAACACGTACCACGCTTCGATGAACCCCAATTTCGTTTTAAATGCTAATCGCCTGATCTTTTGTTTCATCTGCTCACCGCCCTTCTACTAACTGCAAATACTCCGAACGGTTGTCGAGATATACACGATAACCGATGATCATCGTCACCGCTCCGTCGATCTTCTTTTCGTCCTGTCCCTGAATTTTGGCCGGCATGATTTCATAGTTTGAATTCATCTTCAGCGCCGTGTTTTCAAGACACCATTTATCTATCGGGTTGTTGTTGTAGATTAGGAGCTTGCTTTTCAGGTCGGCCTCGACCAGTTTCATGGGTTCCGACATGCTGCCAAAACTTTGGTCAATCCTCACACAGTCAAAACCCAGGTCTTCCATCTCGTTTTTCCAATATACAGCGCCCCATTTGTCATAACCAACCTTGTACATTCTGATTCCGTAATCTTTGAATAGTTTTACAAACCACTCGGTAACAAGGCTGAAATCGTTCTCGTTGCCGGGCGATATGGTTATAAACCCTTGTTTGACCCAGCTCTCGAACATTTCTTTTTCTTGCCTGGGAAGAGTGTCGATTTTAGCTTCTGGGACAAAGTATTTCTGAACCGTGTATTTCTTTTGATCGCCCTTACGCATTATGATTGCCCGCGCGCTGGCCAGGTCGCCGGATCTCGAGAGATCGACGGCACCAATAGCGAAACAATTCCGGAACTCTTCGAGGTTGAAGGTTTCCTCGTTTCTTATATCTTCCGGCATCAGCCAAGCCGTAGCAGTGTTTTGCTTGATGTTGAAGTCCTTGGCTAAAACAAAAGCCCGGGTCGCTGTATTAGTCCGGGCTTCGTCTACCATTCCACGAAGGAATGACCATTTTTTAATAACCCCAAGACCAGGATTGCTTTTTAGCCATGTTTTTTCGTCTTGCCAGATTTCGGTTTCCGAATCCTGGGTATAAAGCCAGATGTTCCATCGAGATCGCTCCAATTCTCCATTGAGTACTTGCCTTGCTTCCTTCAACCGCTGGTCCAGGTATCCATCGTTAATAAACCCCTCAGTTGTAATCTCAAAATAAAGCGGATCGTCCTGGGTTGAAAGCGCCTGTCTAATCGGCATTACGGATGTATTGTCCTGTAGCTCGTGTACCTCATCTACCGCCCCAACGCGGATATTTCGGCCTTCTTTAAATCCTGTCCGGGATGATATTTTCCTGATGCTACCTTTGTTCTGGTATGAAAATTTCCCCTTGGTTTTCTTTTGTCTCGGGTTGCCGAAGTAAATACCGCGGAGGTTTTTCCGTGTGACTTTGGCAAGCGCTGGACTTTCTTCTCGCATGGCATTGCACGCATCAAACATCAGGGAAGCCTGCTCATAGTCATTCCCCGAACACAAAATCTTGGTCCCTGTTGGGCCGCAGAAGAATTCGGACAAATTCAGCGCGGCAATGAGCGGGGTTTTGCCGTTCTTCCTGGCAACCAGGAGAAGGTTGTCAGTGTGTTTTTTGACCCACTTCTCCATTTCTTCATCGTAAATCTTGAAAATATAGATTGATTCGATAAATGCCTTCTGAAAAAGCATCAGGATAAACGGCTTGCCAGCAAAAGGCGCTTCGAAATGCTTACATTTGGTCTCTATGAACTTAATGCGCTTATGCGCATCAGTGAAGTCGACTCTTATGTCTGGATGATCGAAGAAGGTTTCGAGGGTGTCCAGCCACATCATGAGCTCGCGACCAACGATCTCGTCGCCCCATCTGCAACGGGCAATATACTCCAGAAGCCAGGAGTGGGTTCCGTTGTGTGTAAAGTCTCTGCTCATTCGAACTCTCCCAGATCGTCGTCGTCCTCCAAAATGTTCCGCATCCGGAGGGTGTTGAGTTTGTTTACGATGTTGGCGTAGCTTTCAGCTAGCCGCGCATACTCCTTGACTGCCGGAACCTGCTTTTGAATATCCGGGTGCTGCGGATGGGTTTTGATCGCGCCGGAAACTTGAATTGCCTGTTCCAGTTCGGAGCAAAGAGAATGAAGATATGCGGCCTTTTCTATCAACCCTTTTGCCGCTTTTTGAGTTGACGGATCGGTTTCGGCGAACAGTTCTTGCCACACGGCAAATTCTTTCTCATATGCCGCCTTTTTGTCCATGTTTTCACCCGCTTTCTATCCGGAATTTCTGTTTTTGCGATGTTTCAAAACGGTTCT